CGATTGATTAGCGCGTCATCCGGCATAGGATACGGGCAACGTGCCTGTTCTAACGTTAGATTGACCACGTAATCAGCGGCTTGATGCACGATATCACGCTGGCTGGGGTATATGTCCCGCAAGCGCTTAGGGTGCAACATCCATACATGGCATGCCTCATGCAACAGCACGAATAACAGCTTTACCTTCGATTGCGCCGAGGTCCAATGCGGGTTTATAAATAACGTCACCCCGTCAACGGCCATTGTTTTAGTGCGGGTTTCGGTAATTTCGCGCTTCATCGCAGCGAGCCGAAATCCCATAGCCTTAACAAAGGTATACGGCGATTGAATCAGCACAACTAAAAGGTCACTGATAAGTTTATTAACATCCATTGGTTTTCTCCCGTGGGTGTAGCAGGATTGCTACCTAATACGGCCCAAAATCGAGCCGCATTAGGTAACACCCTGATAGGGTGTTACTGACAAGCCTAGAAAAGGCCAGCCAATTTGTTAGCCGCACTGCTAGCGGCATTCGCGGCGCTGGTTCTAACCGCTTTATCGTCCTTATACCGAGCGGCATTAGCGGCCAATTCGGCGGCGCGCTTAACGTCGGTCAATGCCTCAGCAAGTTGCTGATCGCCTGAGGCGTTCAGATTAGCCTCGACCAACTCCAACAGGTTGCTAACATTGGATTCGGAAAACCGAATATATTTGCCGTCGGCACCCTTGCCCCCAATTAATTGGGCGCTAAGCTGTTGCAGCGCTGATCTAATGCTTTCGGCGTACTCTTTGGTAACTGCTTGCGCCTGTTCATTTAGCGCTTCAACCATTCGGCGCTTATGCGTTTCCGATACCGCGCCCATATCAAACTGTCGCGGGTCGCCGATTGGCGTGAAAGTCAAATCGAAGCGGAATTTCCTGTCGATTTCCTCGGCTGTCGGGTAATCGGAGCGGGCAAAATAATGGCCGGTCCGGTTTTCCAATGCGTCCAAGGTTTTCACGTAATCGCGCTTGAATGCCTCAATCAGCGGCAACATTACAAGCTGCGCCTCGGTAAAGCGCTGTTCGATTTTGTCGAGCATATGAACCGAAACAAGGCGCGGCGCACCTTTGCCGCCGAGCCAGCGAATAGAAACCCGCTCCAAAAACGTATTGAAGCTGTAATAGGGGCTCTTGATATCTTTCAATTCCCCGTCGGGGAAAAGGTCACCTGAGCCTTTCGCCATAGCCTCGGCGGTTTCCCGGTCGGCACCTTGTGCAACCATATCGGCGACAATTGCTGCCTTTGCCTTTTCTGATTGCTTTGATGCCGGGGGAAAGCTTGCTTCTAGCTTAACTAATACGTGCGTTTCGGCGACGCTGGGTGCGTCATAATTTATAAATGCGTTCATTGGTTAATCTCCCGTGGTTTTTTGTAGCAAGGCGCTACCCAATGCCGCCGGATAACCAGCGGCATCAGGTAACACCCCTTTGCAGGGGCGTTACTCTTTACAGGCTAAGCTTGTATTCAAGCCTAAAATCAATATAGGCGCGGGTTTCTTTGCAGTCCGGGTGCCGTGTAGCGATTTCGGTCATCGCTACCACAGCACACTCGGCGGGCATGCGCCTGAGGTATGTTGCAATCGCATCCATGCTGGCCCGATCAGCCCAATATGCCACCATATTGCCAATGTAGTGGCAAATCATAATGTCATCAGGGACGGGTGCCGTTGCCGGTTCCCGCTTGATTAGGTCGAAGTCCGTAATTTCAGCCAGCGTGTCGAGGTGTTGGCAATAAAGGTTGCCCAATTCGTTGCCAATCATTGCTGATGCCAATAGCTTGGGGTCAACGCCCGAATCAGCGACATTCGCCAAATTCGTCCAACTACGTTCACAACCATAAGCTGCGGGGTTTTCGGTTGGGTCCCAAGTGCTAAGCGGACCAGCGTGATACTTATCAAATTGCGGGTTGCCAGCGTGGTGCTTAATGAAGCTGGTCACGCTGTAGTGCAAGTTGTTCGGTATCGCGAAGTTATCCAACCATTGCTGGCAGGAATTGCGGACCATAAATGTAGCAACCCGTGACCTAAACGGGGAAGGGTTGTCCGTATCGCCCGCCTTGGCGCTTGCAACATTGCCGGTCATTACCAGCATCCAATCGCGCCCTAATTCAAAGCGCCCGGCCCGCCGCGAGTGAAATATTTGCAGCAACGCATTGCGCGTTGCAAGCGGCGGTTTAGTGCCTTCGTCATATACGATGATCGCTGGTTTATTGCGGTCAAGGTTTTTGACGTAATCAGGGAACAATTGGACCACGTAGTCAGGATCGTGCTGCCCGTGTACCGGCAACGCCTTGGACCCTGTTGCATCCGACGGCGACAGCGACATAGCCGGGACCTCGGCAAACTGAGCCTCGGTTATTTTGGCTGCTGCGGTTGGGGCGTATGTTTTCCCGCAACCTGCTTCGCCGAGCAGCAATACGGGCATGCCGGTAAAGCTAGAATCATGCCCCATATTGCGGACCTTTGAAGCGGCAACGATTAGGTCGATTGCTTCGGATGTATTGACTGTAGGTATGTTGAGTAACATTGGTATATCTCCCGTGGTAGTTGTAGCGATTAGCCGCTACTGATAGGACCCTATGCCGTGGAATGATTAGGCTTTGCGAATCACGCCGGTTGTCTCACAAATAGTGAAACGCCCGCCGCACTCACTACAGCTATAACGGTCTTTTGCGTTGAAATACCCCAGCCAATTAAGGCGGGCAAATTGATCGAAATGCTGCCCACAATGCGGGCAATCGGCTGTTTGTTTCAGCCTTGCGTCATAATCATATTTTGGTGTTGGCATAGCGATACTCCCGTGGGGGCATAAGGCCCTATCAGTAACGGCCCGCCATAGCGCCTCAGAAGCGCTACAGCGGACGATTACCGGCTAGCCTTACGGCTAGCACCACGGGGAGTTTCCAATGGATTATTTTGCGTCAATACGGGTGACAATTGTCACAAGCCGAGGGTGCGCGCCGGTACGGGGCAAGCGGAACATCGCTGTAGCGGAGTCAGCTGGTACGCCTGTATAGGTCGGCGACCGGACCCTTAGGAATTTCGACCCGCGCCTAGTCGCGGTACCGGCTTGCGCCGTGAGCCCATGCCCACTACGCGAATATATCAGCTTGTGCTAGTACGTGCAACTACTTTGTTAGTACGTGATAGCAGGGGCTAAATACCTTGTGAAATTTCACAGCAATTGGCTGATTTTGGCCTTATATTGACCACCTTGGACCATGCCCTGAGACGGCGCACAGGGCCCGTCACAATGCGCAACTTCGACCCTTAACCTTGGTATTCAAAAAAAGATCGTGCCTTAGAAGCGCTCTGAGGCGCTCTCACGGGGTGCTTAGAATCAGTCTAATGCCGATTTCGGGTTTTTACCGGACTGCTAAATTTAGCCCCTGTCAAGCTTTTAGCGTCGATTGCTCCAACGTGGTAAAATACCGGGCATGAGGGGTCCGATTGATTGGCAGCTGGTACAAATGAAATTTGAGGCGGGGCAATCGCCTTATGCGATCAGTCGCGACCTCGGCGGGCGACCGACAAAGCAGGGAATAGCCAAGCGCGCCAAGCGGGAAGGGTGGCAAGCGGATGCTAGCGGGGTGTTATCGGTTGCCGCCGAATTGCCTATTGTGAAGCGCGCGCAAATGCTTACGGGGCCGACTAAATGTAGCGCTGAGCGGGTGGCATTTATTCTCGACCTTGTGGGCCGTGGTGCATCCATAAAGCTGGCTGCTACAGCGGCGGGCATCAACCCCAAAACCCTCAAGCAATGGCAGGCAAGTGACCCTCAGTTTGCGGAACAATTGAGGCAGGCGAGAGCGGGCAAGCTAGCCGAATGGATAGCGCACATTGACAGCGCTGCGGCACGTGATTGGAAGGCAGCTGACAGGCTGTTACAGGCCAGCCCCGAAGCTGAGGATTTCAGTCAGCATCAGGTCGGCGGCATTACCGTAGTTCTGAACATTGACCGGGAACACGGGGCGTTGATTGAGGGGCAAGCGGAAACACCCTGATAACACCCTTGCCAGACAGCCTGACAGCCCCTGTATCAATACATCCCATAGCACCCTATACCCCAGCATCAGGTTGGAGTGCGGTGCGAAGTGCGAAGTGTGGTTGGGTATACCAGCAACAGGTCAGCCGGGCATCCCGTACCTGTTACCGGGTAACGCCCAAGTACTTGAGAGCAGGCGCGTACCAGCTGGCTCGGGCTGGTTCGTGTTCGGGCTCGGGCTCAGGCAAAACCCGCTGGGTCCCATATTCCAAATAGTCGCCTTGGCATAATCCCCCACGCTACAAACACCAAAATCGGGTTACCCCCGCGCAATAAAAAGTCGTAGAATGGGTTGCCGAGTACTTTGGGAGCCAAGAAATGGGCTGCAAGAAGGGTAAGAGGAGGCGCTGATGGCGATTGTCAATGAGCGCTGGCCGTTATGGCAGATAGCCCGGTACATCAACAACTGGATTGCGGGTTTTGATGCGTCTGCGCAGCGTACGCACTGGTCCCCGGCTGACCATGAGGCGTTGATATACTTCTCGGAGTGGTAGATGGCGACCATCAAGGGTGTTTTGGGGCAAGCCGCACCTAACGCGACCACTGAGGCCGACCTGTATACGGTCCCGGCCAGCAAAAATGCCACTGTCAAGGTAATTTGCACCAATCGGTCCACGGAGACGACGGTTCGGGTATCGGTTGGAGTGAACGGTGCTTCGACGGACAATACCCAGTACGTGGCCTATGACACTGTTCTTAGTGCCAACAATTCCTTGGCTACCGCCACCTTGATGCTGGGCAGCGCCGATGTGGTACGAGTGTACGCTGGAAGTGCCAATGTTTCGTTTACGTGTACTGGCTTAGAGCAGGATGACTGACTATGACGTTTTTGAATGACGAAGGTTTTGATTCTGGCCTTAACTGGGTCCAAGACGGCACCCGTATTGATTTGTGCGATGACGACCCCGGCAGCGATTACACCTTGGCGACCAACCCGAGTACCGGTTACAGCATTGGCAACAAAACGGGGTTGGTACTTACTGGGCCAGCCGATGGCGCTCAGGATGGCCGTATTGTAACCGTCCCGCAGATCAATGACGGCACCATTACCAATACCGGGACTGCCACTCATTGGGCCCTGACGGACGGAAGTAACGTGGTAGCTTCTGGTGCGTTGGCCTCGTCCAAGGGGTATACCGCTGGCAACAAGTTCAGCCTTGACCCCATTATCATCAATTACCGTGATGCGGGCGTTACCGCGACCATTACGCTTTATGCTGGCCCCTCGGTGATAACCAAGGAGAGCGCCACTACCGCTAACGCGAGGATCATTGTCGATCAGGACGGGTACACGTATTACTCCGAGGATGAAGGCAGCATCAACCCGCTGAGAACGAGGTTTTCGTCGGAATGGGCTGATGACTGGTGCCGACCCGTTTCTGAGGCTCCCGGCGATTATGAGGTACGTTGGCTTCAGGTGTCCGGTGAAACGCCAAGCTCTGTGACAGGAAGCACCCCTGCGGGTACGTGGCGGGCCTTGTCGTTATCGGATTTTGTGGTCACCAATACCGCAAATGTTGGCAATCCCATTCAGTCATCAACCATTAGCATTGAGATCAGGCGAGGCTCAACCGGTTCTGCGCTGGACTCTGGGCAGTACCTTTTGATTGCCTCCTACGGAACATAGGTGATGTATGGCTTTTATTCACGACGATGTATTTGACTCCGGTCTTGATTATGCCGATACCTTTGCCAACGCCCAGTTGGACATTGTTTCGGGCAGCGACCCCCAAGGAACCTACTCCACGGTAAACGCCAACCGGCTTGGTAAGAAGGACCCTATTGCCGTGAACGCGCCCAGTGGTGGCGTTCCAGACGGCAGGCGAGTGACCACTGAGCCTGTAACCGACGGCAGTATTACTACGGGCGGTACAGCCACGTACTGGGCCATAACGAACGGTGCAGACAAGGTGTTGGCCTCTGGGTCGTTAAATGGCTCTGTCGTTGTTACCGCTGGAAACTCCTTTACGCTGAACTCCTTGAGTATCACCATACGGGATGTAGTCGCCGTCTAAGGGGCAAAAATGGCCACCGATAAACTGCTACCGAATGGTGCCAGTGGGTGGCCAACCGGCTCCTACACCGACATAGCTGAAGGTGTTGCCTCTGCTGATGGCAACACCATGTCAACGACGTTTCAGGCCGATGCCCTAACCATCAGCCTGACCTCAACCGCTGTCTCCGACGCAGACACGGTTACCGATGTCAATATCGTTGTCCGGGCTAGGGCAAGCTCCACCAGCAAAACCCCGAGAATACAGGTTGACCTGTATATCGGCGGCACCAAGCAGGGAACCACCCAAACCAAGACCCTCGCCACGGGGTTCCAGAACTTTACCTGCTCGACCGCCACTTGGGACTCTGACTGGACCGAGGCGCAGCTCAACGGCGCTCAGGTCCGTATTACGTCGCAGTACTTGGGCGAGCCGCCGTTCAATACGATCTACGTTGACGCGGTTGATGTCGATATAACGTACACCGAGGCCGCGCCTCCCCTGACGGCCTCTGGAACAGCGAACGTAACAAGCCCGACCGCAAGTGGCGATATTGAGCTGTTTCATAACCTCAGTGGCGACAACATTGAGGCTGCGTCCCACCTGAGTATTCCGACGGCAGATATTGGCAATCAAAGCACACTCGGCGGCATCAGCGTTGAATCCGACTCTCAGGTATCAACGCCAAGCGGAACGCAGATTTCGCTGTTATCTGGCACCCCAAGCGTTACCGGGCCAACCTCGTCTGGTCAGACAAGAAACATCCTCACGGCGGCTGGCACCACCAATGTCAGCGGGCCGACGGCCACTGGCGCTTGCCAGAAACCCAGCCTTGTTGCTTTCGGTACACCAAGCGTCGCGAGCCCAACGGCAACCGGCAATGCAAGGCCCATCAATGTACTGGTCGCCAATAATGTTGAGGCGGCAAGCCACCTTAGCATTCCGTCGGCTGATATTGGCTCGCAGGACAACCTGAAGGGTTATAGCGTTGAATCAAATTCGGAGGTTGGCACCCCATCCACCGATAACGCCACCGATGATCTGACTGGTAACGATGTCGAGGCCGAATCGTGGGTTTCGATACCGACCGCTGATGCACTGGTAGATGTCCTGAAGGGGCACGGTGTCGAGTCGGATTCCGAAGTCAGCACCCCGTCCACTGACAATGCCACTGACGAGCTGACCGGTAACGATGTCGAGTCTGAGTCATGGGTTTCTATCCCTGCTGCCGACGTACTGGTGGATATCCTCAAAGGGCACGGCGTTGAGTCATCCTCGGAGGTCAATGAGCCGTTACCGTATGAGCCTGACCAGCTTGATGGCAACGATGTCGAATCCCAGTCGTGGGTTTCAATTCCTGCCGCTGAGGTATTGGTTGATAACCTGTCAGGTCATGGGGTTGAGTCCAGTTCGGAGGTTTCGGTACCGACTGCCGATGAGTTTGTAAACGCCTACGGTTCCCCGCAAATTACGGTGCCGACCGCATCTGGCGGCGTGACGGTTGGGGCAGTCTGGGCGCAGGGCACCACTTCGGTCACTGGCCCGACGGCAAATGGAAGCATAGACTCAATAGATGGTGGTTTGCGGCGCAGGCACCTCGTTAAAGTGTTACGGCCAATGACCGGGCTTTCACCTGCATTGCGCAGATTTTTGGACTAGAATCCGATAATGGCTGGCAATTACCGACAACGGGACCCCAACCTGCCGCCCCATATGGATCAGGACCCGATTCAGTGGGTTCCATCACCGCAGCGCCAGCTGCTGCCAGAAGATATCGCTCAGGTGCTTACGCCAGAGCAGATTATCGACAAACAAATGGAGTCCCGCCAGATCACCGAGGAGATGCGTCGCCAGTTCCCCGGACATGGCGATCCTCGCCCTCTACTGACAGACCCCTTATGGCTACCAAGGCTTATTGGCTCAGCCACTGAGAACATTGGTAACTGGTGGGCAAAGGCCATTGGAGAAACCCCGCGCGGCAAGCCCTCTGATTTTGCCAAATCTACGTTAGCTGGCATCCCCGGCATTGTTGGTGATGTTGGAGAGATGGCCACTATGGTTGATGAGATGTCAGGCGGCAGGGTGCCGGGAATGGGCCTGTTAAAACCGCTTGATATGTACCCGACCACCAGAGACTTGGCGGTTGCTATGGGCGGCGACCCAGATTCAATGGCTGGGTTTGCTGGCGAAATGTTCAGCCCACTACCTAATGAGCTGGTTGGTGGCGTAAAAGCTATCACCATGTTTGGGGCCAGCACACCTGAATTTCGTTCATTGCTGAAGAAGGCGGCAAGCATCTTCAAGCCGGGTGGCAAGCCCGTTGTCCTTTATCATGGCAGCATGGGAAATATAGAGAAATATGACCTTGAACGTGCCGCTGTGTCGAATGATTGGGGGCGCGCTGTGTATATGTCCAGCAATCCGGCAGAGGTGAGCGCCAATTACGCCGGTTTAGGTCCCGATATGGAGTTGCGCACTCAATTACGCGCAGAGCGCATTATTGACAGCATCTGGGACGATCCGATGACGCTGGATGATGTGGCAGACAGTCTTGGCAAGGAAGCGGATGACCTGACCGACGACGATGTGGCCGATTACGCCCGCAAAATGGCGCTTAAAGAGATGGATGCCGTTCATCAGGGGGCAATCTACCCGCTGTACTCGTTCCTTGAGAAACCGGCCATCGCCGGTAGCCCAAACGAGACAACATTCACTCTTAGCGTTGATTACAAAGGCCCTGATGGTGATGAGGTGATGGAATCGGGCACGGCCATTGACCTGTTTGATGCCATCCGTGAGGCCGAGAAGGAGTTTTTTGATGTTGACGCTGACGCGCTGATTGCCGACCTATATGACCACGCAATAGATTACGGCGAGATTGGGTTATTCGACATCAAGCAAGCTTTTGCTGTTAATCAAGCATCCATATATGCCACTGACGAATTTGGCGAACCCGCTGCGATGGAGTTTTTGGCCAGAACGCTGCAAAACTTGGGGTACGACGGTGTAGTGGACTTCACGGCAGGTACCCGGTTTAGAAACATGGCTGACGTTGTTCCAGCCACACAGCCAGATATCGTGCCAGAAGAAAGCATCCATGTGATGGCCTATGACCCAGACAAGTTGAATACGGCGTTTGCTGGTCGCGTTGACGACGAACTGCCTGAGCCGACGTTTGCCGAAACCGTACTGAGGCACGATGAGCTGGCCGCTGGCCGCGCAGCGGTGGCAAGCGACCGCAGGACCAAACCAACCACCAGTGGGAAGTAGATGGCAGTAATCCACCTCCAATACGAACCCCAAGAGCGCCAGAAGCTGTTGCATGCAACGATGGCAACACAAATCCTCTATGGCGGAGCCGCTGGTGGCGGAAAATCTCATTCTCTGAGGTGGGATGCCTACGACTTTTGTATGAAGAACCCCGGCATCCAAGCCTACTTGGTGCGTAAATCGCTGCCCCAGCTTGAGGCAAATCACATCCTCCCCCTAAAGCGTGAGCTGCCAAAAGAGCTGGGGCACTACAATGAAACCAAAAAGCGTTTCGACTGGTGGAACGGATCAGTTTTGCAGTTTCGTCACTGTGAATATGACCGTGACTTGCACGACTTTCAGGGTTGGGAGTGTCATTGGCTGGGGATTGACGAGGCCGCTCAGCTCAACCCAGAGCATATCAAATACATGAAAACGCGGGTCCGACTTGGTTCTTGGAAGCCCACGGACAAATCTGCCATGTCTCGCCTACCTCGTTGCGTGATGACTTCCAATCCGGGCGGACCCGCACACCACTATCTCAAGGA